GGTTTGCCAAACAGAGCGTATGACAAAGCATCTAGCATTGTAGATTTACCGGCACCATTGTGACCGATAACAAGTGTGGTTTTACTGCGAATAAAGTCTATCGTCGTAAAACTATTGCCCGTAGACAAAAAGTTACGATAACGCAACGTCTTAAATAATATCATGCAATTTCTAAAGATTGAGCCTCAGTCATAAGGTTGTACACATCCTTCTTGATACGTTCCTTACTCAGCTCAGTTTCTACTCCATCTATATAAGTATTCAACAATTCTGTTGTGTCTTCAAGGGAGATCTCATCATCTCCAACGTTTGACCCAATAAATTCATCAAAGGTCTCTTGGATCTTTAAATCATGTACTGGTCTATTCTGTATTCTATCAACAAATCGATCAAATGTAAACTGATTTTTTCGATTTATTACAACTATTTTTACAAATTTATTATCTACTTGACTTAGATCGAACTCCATATAATCAGTAGTAGTATCATCATACCTAATCCTGTGGTGCAAAGTATTAGGGTTCCTAATAGCCTCAAGCTCTCTCGTATTCGTGTCCAGAATATGGAAGTATTTGTTGTCGTGTGCGTCATTCCAGAAAAACTCCATTTGACTGCCAAGATAGGTTATATTATCTTGAGTTGATTTTGTATGGAAATGTCCTGAGTATACGGCTTCGAACCGTTTGAATAATGATCTATCAAGACCATGTTCACACTTGATGCCTTTCATCATTTCATAACCAATAATATCAAAGTGACCACCGAGTATATCGGCTTTACATTCTTTGATAAACTTTATAGATCGTTCTTCGTTACCAGCATCGATCCATGGTACTAGTGCCATTTGTAGTCCATCATAATCCATAACAATTGGATCATGTATAATATGGACTTCATTCATATAATGACCAAGTAATTCTTTTAAGCTATTCAGCTCACCAGTATTCTTATAGTATACGTCGTGATTGCCACGAATGATATCCATTGTAATGCCGTGTTGTCGTAACGGTTTAAGGAAGCAATTCCTAATCCTATTAAGACACTTGAAATTAACGAATTTTCTATTGTCGAAGAAATCACCCAAGTGAATGATATGGCGAATATTGTTTTCCAAAAGATAAGGAAAAAATACATCACTATAAAATTTCTCTGCGTTATCGAGAAATATGTCAGAAGAATTGCGAGTGCCACAATGGGTGTCATTAATTATTGCTACCTTCATTTTAAAAATTCACTTAGATCAGAATCAACTTTCATCTCACGCTTTTTGCGTTTTTCTTTCTTGACGAATTCTTTGACAGCATCGTCTGTAGCTTTTACTTTATCTATACGATCCTTAAGAAAGTCTACAAATTGTTGAGCCACGGTGTTTGCTAATGTATCACCTTCTACTTCAACAAAGGTTTCTAAGGCCGAACTAGTGAGATATTTGAGTTTGATGTCTTGTTGCTTTTTCTCTTTAGCAATACGACGGAGAAACGCATACCACGTGATTTGAGTAAAATATGCAAATGCATTTGGTTTTCCAGTTCTTGTTGCGGTTTCTAAATTATAATTTTCTATTGCCTTCAAGCAATTCTCAACAGCATCCATTACCATCTCTTCACGATATGTGTAACGAATAAAGTTTGATTTATGAGATAAGCCTTCGGCTATCTTTAAAAAGCATGATGCTATGTAATTTGTTACAATAGGAAGCTGCTCTTCGTTTGCTTTAGCTATTCTAACTTCTTTAACGTATTCTACAACCGCAGTTGAAAAGTCTGCGTTATTTACATAGTGAATACTTTGACGTTTAGTTCTTGCCATAATTTATCCTTTCACATATATCATACTATATTTTTACGGCGATGTACACTAATTTTTTTAAAAAAAATATAAAAAAAATGCGTTTTAGGGGTGTACAAACCCTGAAAACTGGTGTATAATTAATAGAGGCTTTTTGAGGTGGGTGGTATACCCTAGTGTAATTTACTCTTATCAATCCGCGGAAATGGTAATACGTTCTCTGCCATTTCTTCTTTTTCAATTTCTTTTAATTCTTCATCGGTTGGTCCCTCGTTGAATTTAAAATATTCACCAAGTGTATCTCGATAATTACTTAATATTTCTCGTGACGGACTTGCTTGAGAAATGATTAAGTCCCCATTCAATGCAATATTATAACCTTCCTCTATTTGTCCAACCATAAAAGGTCGAAGAGTACATAGTCTCATTGCTCCTGTTGGAGATTGTAAGAAATATATCTCAAATGCATTTTTAACAAGTATAGTAGCATTGTGATCATCATCCCATTGAATGATCTCACATAATATTTCTTCACCACTCGATAATTTTAATTGAATTATTTCTTCTTCGGTCATGTTTTGAACTCTATCTCATATATTTTATAGTTAAAAGATTCTCTTGAGTATATTCTAATTCGTTCTGCGCTATGTGTTAGCGTATAATTTTTACGTCCTCTCCAATGCAAATCGTCCGCCAAGTCAAAGAGCTTAGTAGTTCTAGAGTCGTCTGATTTTCTGAGTCCTCTTCCAATTGATTGCAAGACTTTAATTTGAGATTTTGAGGGAGAGGCAAAAATAATGTTATGTAAATTACGAATATTGATACCAGTGCTAAAAGTGCCCAACGATGCGACGATAATTGCATTCTTCTGTTTCTCCACTATTTTGCGAATTGCTTCTCTATCCGCTGTCTCTACATCTCCTGATACGTAAAAAACTTTTCGTCTTTCGTGTGCATTAGATTTAATTAAATTATATAATGGTTTTCCGTGTTTGTCTACAAATTGGAATAATATAAGAGTATTACCGTTTTGATCTAATGCAAGATTATTTATAAACTTATTACGTGCCTCATTTGTAACAATATAATCTAATTCATCATGATAATCTTTTTTACCAAAAGCTTTTCTTACATGTTCGGGATACTTAAGCAATAATACATTAATTTCTAATGGCGCTAGGGTATCATCTTCTTGTAGTTTTTTAGTAGTTGTAACATTATATACCTTTCCAAAAAGGCCTTCTAATACGAGCCTATGAGTTTGGGTACCATCTAATGTACCGGTTGTACCAAATCTGTATTCGGCTTCTCGACTCTTATTCATTATAGATGTAAGAGATTTAGATTTAAAACCATGGCACTCATCACCAAAGACTGTACTAAACTGCTCGAACCAAGATCCTGGCAATTTGTAAATAGATTGCCAAGTAGAAATGAATATTCTTTCTTTCATATTCATCTTAGGTTTACCAGAATATATTCTATGGCATTCGTTTTCTACCACAAAGTTCTCATCATAATGAGCATAGTCTTCAAAGTCAGAATACATCTGTTGAACAAGAGAAGTCGTAGGTACAATGATCAAACATTTTTTGTTTGTCTTCTCTAGTAAGTATCTCATCAATACGTATATAATAAGCGATTTACCAGAACCAGTAGGACTTAATAATATGGAGCGTTTTCTGTGCAGTCCTTCGCAAATTGCTTCTATTTGATAACCACGCGGATTAATTCTCTGGCCTTTTGTAGATAAAACCAATCCGTTAATAAAGGTACTTAGCTCAGCGGGATCTACGTCGACCGTAGCACCTGGTAGGCCATAAAAATTATCGTGCTCCACTTCTACCTTATAATTACGTGGACCACAAAATTCCTGCAAATATGAAAACAATCCACTAGGTAATTCTTGTGCCTGTGAATTATACAACCTTATTTTGCCGTCCCACACCTTATTACGAAATGCTGGCATATACTTATAGCCAGGAACAAAAAATGAAAAGAAGTCTGTCAGCTCGTTAGCTATTCCCATATCAGTATGGACTGACATTACAGAATGATTCTTCTGACTTACAACTAATTTATCCACCCGCTTCGAACCTTCTCCAATCAATAATATTTTTTATAGTGGAATGTCTCCACTTTAATACATTTATAATCTCAGTAAGTGTCTCGATATAGGTTTTATAGTAAGTAATTTTTTCTTCGGATTTTTGTATATCACTATCAGCATCATAGTAATAATCCATCTCACCTTTAAGAACCTTTAGTCCTTCAAATGGATCGAAGTCCCATCCTTCTAACTCAATTTGTTCTTGAGTCATTTTGCCATTATAGTATAGCCACTTCTTTTTGAGTAAAGTCTTTTGTGCCATCTCAGCTTTCTTTAACTGAAGACGGGCTATGGACATAAACTCCATATATTTTGCATGTAGTGTTGGGGTTTGTCTAGATGTTTCATCAAGATTATACTGAGGGATCTCAGAGTCTTTTTTCCACATCTCGAGTACAGATTCAAGATTCATAATATAACTCCATTATATGGATCTATTTATTTAATT